CCTTTATCGAAGTCTGCCTGAACTAGGAAGTCTCCCATAAAACCATTACGATTCTTTCTAAATACACACTCAAGAATATCTGAGTTTGTAGCACGACCCATAGCCAACACCCAGTCAGCATCGTAAGCAATCTGACGAGACCAGGCAGTCTGTCCCAAAGTTGGAACGGTGTCTAGCTTTGTAACGTCATCTGGGGTTGCAGAAGAGATTGCCATAATAGGAACCTCTTCACCAATCGCCATAAGCTTTAGCTCACGAGAAAGGTTTTTCATCCTAACAGTTTCATTTTCTGATTTTTGATTAGGACTCATTAGCTGCAGATAGTCTACAATAACAAAGTCTGGCTTGTACTGATCAATCTTTCCACGAAGAACTGACGGAGTGATATCTCCACCAGTATCATTAGAGATAATGTGGAACTCTGGCTTACCCTCGACATTTGCCTTATGCCAACGCTTTAGATCTTCAATTTCTATTTCGCCATTACTTAGTTTGCGATGTGACCAAAGGCCCTCACCCATAATAGTAAATACACGATTACGAACTTCTGTTTCTGACATCTCAAGGCTAATCACCATTGGGGACTTTCCCTGCTTCCAAGCTTGAACAGCAAAGTATAATGACAGCCAAGACTTACCAATACCAGGATAGGCAAGAAATACTCCAAGCTGTCCTGGCATAATTCCAGATGGAAGGTAGTTGTCAAAGCCTGGCAAACCAGTCTTAATCCCCAGCATACCCAAGCCCTTTTGACGCTGCACATTTTCAAAGTAAGCAACCGCCGAATCAATATCTGTTACGTCAATGTCTCGAATGATAGCTGTGTTCTTTTTTAGCTCTGAAGTCTTGGTTATGAGATCTTCTAAAGCCTCTGCCCCTTTGCCACCCTGAACATCTGACGCTGTATTCATTAAGATGTTTTTTAGGCTATCGCTTAGATAATCTGCCTGCAATTCTTCTAAGTGATGTTTGGTTGCACCAATGTCTTCAACAAGATTAAAATCTCTAAACTTTTCTATAACTAAGCTGGTAGGGGGAACGGTTCCATTTGCCTCTGAATATTTTCGAATAAACTGCCAAACATCATTGTGAGTCTGAAGAATGTTCTCAACGTTAGCCTGCAGCAGGACGTGAACCTGCTTGTCTTTTAGGACTGCAGATATTAGTTTAGCTTCTGTATTATTCACTTAGCCACTCTTTTGCTTTCTGTCGTCTTTCTGATCGCTCTCTCAAATCCTGAACAAGTCTTTCTCTGGAAACTATGATTGTGTCTGCGTAGTTTGCAAAATACTTCCAGCTTGGGCTGGGGCTTACATCAAAGTAATATTGTAGCATGTCATAGCATATATCTAGACCAAACGACTCAATGAGGGCGTCTGAGGCCCACTGTTCAACGTTTAAATTTAATAATGGCTTTTCTTGATACTTTATCTTATGAAGTTTGCTGTATCTGCTTAGCAAAGCCATTCGGTCTTTGCGTTCTGCCATTATCTGCTTTCAATTTCAGCAGAAGCCTCTTTAACCTTTTCTGCTAGCTTGTTCTCAACAAACTCATAAACACGCTCAAAGGCTTCGTTTGTAGTCTCAGCTTCACGCTTACTATCAGAAACTTCTAGATCGATTCTTAGTGATTGAAAGTTGCCAAGGTTTAATGTGTATCCTAGTGCTACCTTGACTTTAGTGTTTTCGTTTTCCATACCCGTATCTTCCTGTTAAATAGATTCAGACCAAATTGGAATGAATCGTCCATCTTCTGTTTTAGTATAGGTAAGTATACCATCTCCCATACGCCTTGTCAACTCTTGACGTGTTGGCGTAATATCGTTAGTTATTAACTTATCTAACCTTGGTCTACCCATGTGGTAGGTAGCAAGTATATCACGAATTTCTCTTACCTGAGATTCTGAGTAGTAGGACCTAACCTGCCACGCTGTTTCTCCGCCTTTTTGAGATCCTGTTGGAAAGGGGATCACCCCTCTTTTCATTAAACTAGGCATATACTTCTTGTGTCGATTAACAAGAGATGCCGTTTCTCCAACAGTATAAGCTCTTTCTCTGTTCTTTTTAAAGTCAGAAATTAGGCAGCTTTCTATCTGATCTTTAATGATATTATAAACAGACATAATTCCGTTTGATTTATTTAAATGATGAACTCTTACTAAGTCTCCATTTAAGAACCAAACTTTTTTGTTCCCCGAAATTGCTGGAGCAGAGTTATACTCTGACATGTGCATGGGTCCATGCTTCTTTGCCATTTTTAGTCTGGTATGCCTACAGCAATAATGTGCACCTTTAGAGCCAAAGATCCTCCAGTATTAAACCTTACGATGCCATTAACTGATGAGTTGGTAACATTTTGAATAACAACAGAAACATCTTGGCCAGAAGAAGTTCCCTCAATTAGTACTGGGGTCACTGTTACAATTGGTGGATACTTATATTCGCCTTTAAATGAATAAGAAAAAGATTGTGTACTTTCTGCAGTTACGTTAGTTAAAGTTGGATAGATAATTTTTTCTCCAGCGACTACCTTTGTATCTGTTAGTAAGGTACTCTCATTTCCATTAGTTGTATCTATAGATGCATACTTGTATCTTGCTGAAGATATTTGAGAAGCAAGATCATTAATCGCTTCTACAATTTGGTAAACATAAGAAACATCAAGTGGTTGGCCCCTGTCTGGGGTAGGTATTTTAGCCATGATTAGATTATACCATACTGCGATCTATAGTTCAACATGAGTTGGTGACTGATATATTTTTAGCATGTTAGGTGCTTCTGTGCTGTGTGCGACCTTTTCTATGCCTTCTAGCTGTACTAAAGCCTCAACTGATTGTGCCCCAGAAACTGCCAAAAGAGAGTACGTTTGAGCAGATGAGGTCGCTTGATATAAAAATCCACGAGTTGCAGAGCCATTAGCTCCGCTATATGCCACATTTGTAGCAGTCTTTTTATATTTAATAGTTTTTGTTAAAGGAGCCACTTCAGTAACTTTATGTATTCCGTTAAAAGTGCTGTTTATTCCAGAGACCTCTATAGTATCTCCTACTGCGATATTACTAAGTTCTTTTGTCACAATGCTTGCAACATTATTTGTTAGGGATTTATGCTCTATATCAAAATTAAACTTAACGAAAACATCATAGGATGGTTTTAATGTTGCCTCTCCCCAGGCAATTGTTATTAAATTTTGATTTACTAAGAGGTTGCCAGATACAGGATCTATGAAGTTTGAAACGTTAACCCTGTATATTGGAGACCAGTGAGAAGTTCTATTTTTATCTTCCGAAACAATTCTATACCTTAACACGTATTCTCCGTCTGGAGATAGTGGTGGAAAATCTTTTTTTTCAACAACCACTTGTTTAACTGACATTGCTTATTCCTAAGTCAACATCTAGTGCAAAACGAAACTCTACTAAGTTTGCGGTATTAGCAATCTTAACAATTGGAAGAGCATCCTGAGACCTTACAACAGAGTATCCAGTTAGGCCGTATAGTGGGTTAATAGAAGTAACGTTCTCTAGTCTTAAAGCATCTAGAGCAACATAATAATTGTCCGTTGGTTCACCGCCAGAATCAAGCACTGATGCCCAAATCTTTACTACGTTTACAGAGCTCCATGTAAAACCTGGACTCTTAACTAAATCTTTTAAAGCCTTTGTTTGCACAACATATCTATTATTTTCAAAATCATGTTGACCAGCTCCAGTACCATTTGTCAGGTCTACCTGAAATTGAGCATAGTTAGTAGCAGAATCATTGTCAGAAGAAGCAAACTCAATCAGCACCTTTACCCTACTTGGCTCTAGGGAGTCATAAGCATCTTTGTTTACTACAGAAAAAGCAAAACGCAATTCATCAGACGCTGCATTTTTATTAAAGTCAAGGTTTGCACCAGTCAGGTGTATGTGGTTAGATCCTGTAGCAGGAACCATTTTTCCGCTAACAGTCGATAGAGTTGACTCCCCACCAGCCATCAGGATAATATTATTTAAATAGCGACAAGATTCATATCTTGCAATTCTAGATTCTTCTAATAAGGTCTTATTGTCTGCGTTAGTCTGAAATACTGGGGAAGACTGAATAATTTTATCTGGCTCTTCTTGTGTTCCAAGTGGCACAATTACTGGAGGTATTGTGATTGCTGAAGCAGCGGTATGATACTCCCAATTTTCTGTTCTTGTAAAAGAATAAACTGGCTTGCTGTCATATGCTCCTGCTGTTGGGTTAGAGCCCGAAGAATATATTCCAATTTCGGTAATCTCGTATCTCTCTACTGTTGGCAGCTCTGCGGTCAAAACAATTTTAGATATTCCATCTTCATTAACATACCCTCTAGAGGTTATAGGAACACGAAACATCTCAAAGTCTAGGTTCTTTTTATCTAGAATTTCCTCTATGTCATTGTCTGTAAAGGCATAGTCTATTGCTTTAGGAGACTGACCACAGCCAAGTGCAATATGAGAGGCATACGAAGGAGCCTGACCAATCAGGTATTTTGCCAATAAGTTTTTTCCAGAATTAGTAATCACGAAACATCCTCTTCATATATTGTATCATTAAAAATCTGTCCAGAAGCTATCATTTGTACCTCTATTTCGTAGTCTCTTTTTAGGTTTATAAGCTCAATAATAATTTTATTATTAACTGCATCAAAGAATACGTTATTATCTCTGGCTATCATATCTACGTAAATAGCATCAGGATCGTACTGTGGCGTATGGGTTTCTAGCTTTATTGCAAAGTTTTTAAAGAATAGATCAGCCGTGTCTGGAACAGCAATTATGTTTTGTGAATTATAGGCAATTGCAACCTCTGCAATATTCTTTACTGGCTGATAGGAGATGTTTTGTCCATTAACCGTATCATGCCTTACAAGGCTTATTAACTCCTGTGCCCCAATTTTTTCTAAAGTTAATTTCAGGATTAGATCTATCGCTGTATCTCCAGGATCTACAATGATGATATCTGGAGAAGCAGACTTTACAGACTTATCTGTGCTAGCCTGAGTTGGCAAGGGAACATTCGGAGTTGCCTCTATCCTTCTACCAATAACTGAATTGTTGTTTTCTGCCATTATACAACCTCACTTAAGTATAGGGTCATGCTAGGCCCAGAAACGTCTTTGTCATGTTGAATACTGTAAACTACAAACCTTTGAGCTGGCTTAAACCAGAACTCAGCGTCATCATCCTTATAGTCTATAGAAACTATATCTCCAAGCTGAATGGTTGGTGTTGAGAAAACCTTTACTCCAACAGACTTTCTTGGCTTTGATGTTTTAGAGATTAGCCACTCCATAATTCTGACTGCCTCATCCCTGCTTTGGATATACGGAGACTCTAAAGAAAATTCATTCTTGCCATAAGTAATTCGACTATTTTTGATATCATCGTATAGCTGCTTTTGCTTAGCGGGAGATAGAATTGTCATGTCCTCTTTTACCTGTGGATTAGAAAAGTCTGAAGTCTTGTCAAAATAATCGTCTACTGTAAGCTCGTTCCTAGAATCTTGCGTAAATGTAATACCCTGAATTCTTAAATAGTTTCCGACTTGCTCGTCAAAGAATAGGAAGGTATCTGTAGCATTAAAAATTAAGAACTCTGCCCCATATGCCCCAGCAAAAAATCCAGAGACAGTATAGCCACGAATCTTATTAAAAGTTGGAGATATCATTGCATATAAAGCTGGGTAAGCCTTGTCATACTTAACATTAAAGTAAGCAGCCTCTCTCATAATTGATCCAAACTCTTCATAGTACATGCCGTACTTTGGAGGTTGTGATGGATTAATTCCAGAAAGGTATGTTGGCTGAATGATACCGCTAATGGCATATTTTCTAAAAGATTCATTTGCAGAAATGTTTGTCTTATTTGTAAAAATTGAATTTGCCACAGGATCCAGTGCAAAACTAGAATTCTGACTATAGTTGTTTGCTAGGGCATACAGGTTTTCAAACATGCAGTGAGAGCCACCTCTAACAAATAAAGCCATATTGTTTGCGTTTACTAGCGGTAG